GGGCACTAAAGGGTAAATGGGCTTCAAAGCGCGTTACTCTCCCAATCAAGGCCTGGAGGATCCGTTTCCACAAGGTGAAAGCTGTGCTCCACCAAGTTTCCACTTCTCTTCCCATCATCCCGGGGCCTACGGCAGTGAGCCAGTCTTTTAAAGGCATAGCCCACACGCCGCCTGGACGATGCAAGTACGCCGACATTCTACCGCAACGATTGGCCAATACAAATCCAAGACTGAGCTTAGATAGTACCTTGTAACCGAAACCCGCGAATCGTGCTACAGACGACAACTTCACTACCCCGTAGCGAAGTTGCTTTCTCACTAGCTCCTCAAGAGAACCGATGTGGCGTAATGCTACAAGGGCCTCAGCGAGGGATACTGGTGAGCAGTCTGTCCCATTGATGTAAGTTCGCTTAGCGAACTCAAGCGATTTAGTTCGAGAGACTAAGCTTTTGGCTAAGCCAATCTCAACGCCTATCACCGCCATTATCTTTAGGTATTCTTGGGCCACGGCTTCGTCAGCAATGACGATATCGTCACCAAGTACTGCATACCATTCGAACCAACCTCTCACCCGGTACACCCGCATCGCTGCTAATTGCACGATCGCATGGTGCGTTACCGCGAGCATAGCCCACGAGGAGTATGCTCCCATAGGCTGACCTACCGCATATCGAACGGACGTCATTCCAACATTATAGCTTCTCGCTATACGAGGAAGGGCATACGATCTACCTACGAGTAAGTGAACCCATAGTTGCGCTAACTCAGTTCCCATCACCTCTTTTAAAATGTCCTCTTGAAGAGAGATCGGCAACCGGTCGGTTGCCGCGCTCAAATCGTACGAGGCTACGAACGTCTTACCTGTCTCATTCATTCTCTTGATCAACCGCTCCACAGGAGCAATTTGATCGAAGGTTCCGTCTGTACAGAGCGGTCGCAATCTTTTAAATAAAGCCTTATGCAAGGGGAGCATAATGGCCTGTGTGAGAACGTCCACCATGGCAAACACACGAATCTTTCCAGGTTCCTCCTTAAAACCTAACTTACCTAGGGCCGTTACCGGCCACCAGGTCTGAAAGAGTTTAGACGTAATAGGTAACCCCGTACGTACACTTCCTAGGAAGTGC